AACGCTGGCGCCATCGTCAACGAGCCCGATATCGTCGCGTGCGGCTTCTACGGTTTCCTGGATCTGTCGGCGGTGTCGGACCTGACGGCGTGGGTCATGCTGTTTCCACAGGCGGACGACCCGGAGCGCGTCGATGTAGTGGCGCGGTTCTGGTGCCCGAAGGCGCGGCTGATCGATCCTTTCAACCCCTACCGCGCGCAATATCAGGCCTGGGAGCGGGACGGGTTCCTGACGGCGACGGAAGGCAACGCCATCGATTACGCCTTTGTGAAGCGCCAAGTCATCGAAGACAGTACGCGATTCGGCCTGAAGCGCATGAATATCGACCGCCTTTTCCAAGGGGCCCAGCTCGGGATGGAGCTGGCTGAAGAGTTGGGCGCGGAACGTGTGCTGGCCATGGGCATGGGACACATGGCGTTCGCGGCGCCGATGGTGGAGTTCGAGCGGCGGCTGCTGGCCGGGAAGATAAACCATCAAGGCAACCCGGTCCTGGCCTGGATGGCCGATAACGTGGTGGTCAAGACGGACCCGCAGGGGAACATGAAGCCGGACAAGGCGGCATCGCAGGGGAAGATCGATGGCATCGTGGGGATCGTCGGCGCCATCGAAGCGCAGATGCGCTATGATGGCGCCGGTAGCGTCTATGAAGAACGGGGGCTCACGGTCTTTGGGTAGATTGCGCGGCGCCTGGCCATTGGGCCTGTTCGCCCTCGGCGGTGTCCTGATCGTCGGAGGTGTAGCCTTGGTGAGCCTGCCGGCGGCACTCGTTATCGCGGGTATTTTAGCGCTGACCATGGCAACAATGGAGGTCCTCTAAGATGGCGCTACACCTAATCAGCCGGATGGCAGGCGCTGGGGTTGCGCCACGAGCCTTCGCGCCTGGAGATGACTTCTGGTATACCCCGTTCATACGGGCATCCTTCTCCGGGGCGAGTATCACGGCCGACACGGCGATGGCCTGCTCGGCTGTATTCGCCTGCGTGCGCAATATCTCTGAGGACATAGGCAGCCTGCCGCTCTTGATCTATCAGCGACGCCCGGATGGCGGGAAAAACAGGGCGCCTTTCCATCCAGTCTACGATCTACTACATAGCCAGCCGAATCGTTGGCAGACGACCTTGGAGTGGCGCGAGATGATGCAAGGGCATGTGCTCCTGCGCGGAAACGCCTATGCGCAGATCGTCCCGGGCCCGCGCGGGGCCGTTGACCAGCTCGTCCCGCTACATCCTGACCGGGTGAAGCTCGAGCTCGCTGAAAACAGCACTGTCCACTACCGGGTGCGCCGGAAAAACGGGACTGAGTATGTGCTGCTGGATGATGAGATGTTCCACCTCCGCGGCTTGTCCAGCGATGGCCTGACCGGGCTATCTGTCATTGCCCTGGCGCGCGAGTCCGTGGGGCTGGCGTTGTCGGCGGAGGCCTATGGGGCCCGCTTCTTCAATGCGAGCGCTTCGCCCTCCGGGGTCCTATCAACGGATCAGAAGCTGACACCCGAATCAGCGGAACGGATGGCGGCCGATTGGCAGAAGAATCATGCCGGCGTTGAAAACGCCCATAAGGTGGTGGTGCTCGAAGAGGGGCTCAAGTGGCAGCAAATCGGGATGACCTCCGAAGACGCGCAGTTCCTGGAGACACGAGTTCACCAGGTGCAGGATGTGGCGCGGTGGTTTCGGATCCCGCCGCATAAGATCGGCGAGCTAAGCCGGGCGACCTTCACCAACATCGAGCATCAAGCCATCGAATACGTCGTGGACACGATCCGCCCGTGGTGTGTGCGCTGGGAACAACGAATCGATGCCGATCTCATTATGAACAGGGCGGTATTCTTCGCTCAGCATAACGTGGATGCCCTACTTCGCGGCGATACCCAGAGCCGCTATGCTGCCCATGGCATGTCTATCCGGGATGGCTGGCAGAACCGAAATGAAGTGCGCGAACGTGAGAACATGAATCGCGAAGAAGGATTGGACGAATTCCTGCAGCCGGTCTTCCTTGCGCCGACACCCTTTACACCTGGGGGCGGGAAGGTCCAGAACGGACAGGCGCGGCTGCTGGCGCTCGAAGCCGCATCCCGGGTCATCCGGCGGGAAACGGCGGCGGTGGCGAAAGCGGCGAAGCGGCTCGGGGATAACCCGGATGGCTGGGCGGCGTGGGTCGAGGAGTTCTATGCCGAACACGGAGGCTGGACTGCGGCGGCGCTCTGTATCCCGGAGGCGCTGGCGCGGCAGTATGCGGAGGCGCAGCGGGACGAACTACTGGAGTGTGGCGTGCGCATCGCGGAAACGTGGGAAGAGCGGCACGGCGAGCGGCTGGCCGCGTTAGCGCTGGGCGACCGGACGCCCGAAGGAGAACAACATGCCGATGCCGATGCCTGAGCACGACGAGGACCACGACGCCTTCATAGAGCGCTGCATGGGGGACGAAAATATGCAGGAGTTCGAGGATGAGGGACAGCGCCAAGCGGTTTGTGAAGCGCAATGGAATAAAGAAGAGGAATCGAAGGCCATGAAGTATCCGCATATCGCTAGTGCCGTGTTCAACCATCCGTGGGCGATCTTGCCGGAGACGCTGCAGACGATCACGTCCATCCTGCGCTTTCGCATGGAGGGCGGGACGCTAACCAAGGAAGAGATACAGGCGCGACTAGGGGCCGCACAGGATCGGCCAGCGACGGCGCGCAGCGGGAGCATCGCTGTCCTGCCTCTGATCGGGGTCCTGGCGCAACGCATGAACATGATGATCCAGGTGAGCGGCGGAACTTCGACTGAGATCTTCGGGCGGGCCTTCCAGCAGGTGGTGGCCGATCCTAGTGTCAAAGCCGTAGTGCTGGACATCCACAGCCCGGGCGGTGAGACGTTCGGGATCGATGAGCTGACGACGGAGATATTCCAAGCCCGTAAGGTGAAGCCGATCATCGCTGTGGCGAACAGCCTGGCGGCGAGCGGGGCTTATTGGATCGGGACGGCGGCAAGCGAGCTATGGGCGGCGCCCGGGGCGCTGGTGGGCTCCGTGGGCGTCTACGCGGAGCACATGGACTTGTCGAAGGCGGCGGAGATGGCCGGCATGAAGATGACGTTCATCAGCGCCGGCGAGTTCAAGGTGGAAGGGAACGAATTTGAGCCGCTGTCCGATGCCGGGCGTGCGCATATCCAGGGCATCGTCGATGATATCTATGGGCAGTTCGTCAAGGCGGTGGCCCGGAACCGAAGCATGACGGAGAGGGCCGTCCGGCAGGACTTCGGCCAGGGCCGCATGGTGACTGCGAGGCAGGCGATGGCGATGGGCATGATCGACGGCATCGGCACGCTGGACCAAGTGCTGCGACGGCTGGGCGGTTCGCACATGGCCGAGGCGGCGACGATGGCGGCCGATGGCCGCGAACGGCACCGGCTGCGCATGGCGATGATCGGGAAGAAGTAGCGCTCTTGACAATCTTCTGACGACGCGCCCATAATAGGCGCAACTGAATAGGCAGACCGATTCGCCCCTGAGCCGCTAAAGGCTCTGTAGAGACCGGAGGCGACCCAGGGAAGGCGGGATCGCGTAGCCCGAAGGCTCAGCGCGTACCGTCGGACGCTTGAAAGGGTGTCCGGGGTGACGCGCTTTTTCGTTGCCCTGGACCAGGTAGGAGGGCGACATGGCCAGTAGATATCAGGTGCTCCTGCAGGAACGCGCCGATCTCGTCAAGGAAGGTGAAGCCCTGGATGCCGTCGCCGATTGGGGCGATGAGCAGACGACGCGGGCCAACGAGATCGCGGAGCGCATCAAAGCGCTGGACCCCGAGATCGCATCCATGGAAGTGATCCGCGAGGCACAGCGGAATGCGCCAGCGGGCGGGGCCGCAATGCCCACGATGGAGCCCACCGCGGCGGAGAAGCCGGAGAGTTTGCCGACGCCGTTCCGCACTCTGGGCGATCAGCTCGCGGCCGTAGCTCGCGCTGCCCAGAACCCCCACGCTACCGATCCACGGCTGCTCACGATTCAGGCCGCTACAGGCGCCAGCGAGGGCGTCGCCAGCGATGGCGGGTTCCTCGTCCAGACGGACTTCAGCGCTGACCTGCTGCGCCTGGTGCATGAGACCGGCCAGCTTTCGAGGCGCTGTGATCATAAGCCCATCAGTGCCGGTGCCAATGGCCTCAAGATCAACGCCGTCGATGAGACCAGTCGGGTTGATGGGTCGCGTTCGGGCGGCGTCCTGGCTTATTGGACGGCGGAAGCCGGCTCGCTCACGAAGTCGAAGCCGACATACCGCCAGATGGAGCTGACGCTTCAGAAGCTCACTGGCCTGTATTACGCGACCGACGAGCTGCTGATGGACGTCACGGCGCTCGGCGCCTTTGCCCAGGACGCCTTCGCAGAGGAGTTCGGCTTCAAGGTGGACGACGCGATCTTCCGGGGCGGCGGCGCTGGTATGCCGCTAGGCATCCTCGGCCATGCCGGCACTGTCAGCGTCTCCAAAGAGACGGGCCAGGCAGCGGCCACCATCGTCAAAGAAAACATCGAAAGCATGTACGCCCGGGCGTGGGCCCGTTCACTCCCCAACATGGAATGGTTCATCAATCAGGACTGCTGGCCGCAGCTCTTCAAGCTCTCCCAAGTCGTCGGCCTGGGAGGCGTCCCCGTGTTCATTCCCCCCGGTGGTCTGAGCGCGGCGCCCTTTGGGTCCCTGCTGGGCCGGCCTGTCACGCCCATCGAACAGTGCGAGACGGTCGGCACCGTTGGCGACATCGTGCTTGCTGACTTCTCACAGTACCTCATCATCGAAAAGGGAAGCATCGAAGCAGCCTCCTCAATCCATGTCCAGTTCCTGACCGACGAGACGGTATTCCGGTTTATCCTCCGCATGGACGGGCAGCCGAAGCGGAATGCAGCGCTGACCCCCTTCAAGGGCGGTAGCGGCAAGACGCAATCCAGCTTTGTCACCCTGGCCACGCGGGCATAAAGGCGGGTATCCGCTGAAAGGAGAACAACGATGACGATGATGCTAGAGAGGTTCAAATTCGCAAAGGGCCTGGACCCCGTTGCGGATGCCTTTTCGGGCACGGTCCGGTCGGATGTCTATTCGCTGCGGGCCCATGGGCGCATCCTCTTCGTGGTTTATGTCGGCGTCGGCGCCACGGGCTCATCGACGATCACGGTCAACGCCTGCGATAACGTTACGCCCTCCAACCGGACGGCCATCGCCTTCTGGTATCGGGAGATCACAACGGGCGACACGGATGGCGCGATCACGCGGGCGGCGGCGGCTGGATTCGTGACCACGGTCGGGTCTTCGCGGATCGTGTTGGTCGAGGCCGATGCGAAGGACGTTGCCGCCGCCAGTGTGAACAGCACTTACGGCAACCACTTCGTGGAGCTCACGGCGATTGAGTCGGTAAACGATCCTGTTCTGGGCGGCATCTGCGCCATTCTCGGCGGCGGCCCCAACCGCTACGCCAAGGCCATCAACGCCACGGTGATTGCGTAAGGGAGAGTGAGACATGGACCCACAGCTTAGCAAGGCAATCCGGCAGGCGGCCCTTGGCGAGAAGGTGCAAAAGGCCGGCGTGCTCACAGCGGATGATGACCTATTCACGGTCGTCGGGCAGGTGCTCATTACCCTCATTTACGGCGAGGTCACGACCGTCATGGATGGCGGGGCCTCGACCGTCAAGCTGAACGAAAAGACATCCAGTATCGACTTGTGCGCGGCGACGACGATCACCTCCGACGCCGTGGGCGAGATCTACCTGCTGAGCGGCGATGCCGGCGCCGTAGTCAACGGCGCCGATGCGCCCACCCTGAAGGTCGGTCAGTTGGCGGGGACGCCGCTAACGCCGCTCGTCTTCGGACTCGGCAACGGCGCGCTCGGCAGCCTGACCATCGAGAGCACCCAGACCGGGGCCGATACCGGCGAGATTCTATGGACGCTCTTCTACATCCCGCTGGAGGAAGGCGCGTACGTCGAGGCCGCCGCATAAGGAGGATGACATGGGACAGAAGCTAGTTGGTCAGCAGGCAATAGGAACTGGCCAAACAGGTGAAGGGTCGATCACGACAACCGGCGAAGAGCTTGTTAGCCAGGTCCATTCCTGGCTCTACGAGCAGAACCGCCGCGGGAACGTCTATATGGGCGCTACCGCTGTTTCGGGCGTTGCGCCTGGTACGGCCATCGGCACGACAGCCGCCTTCGCCCTCTTCAATCCACTCAATTCACTCTTCAATCTCGTCGTGCTCAAGGCGAGCATGTCATACCTGTCGGGCACGCTGGGCATCGGCTTCGTCAACTGGATATATCACACGGCCGCAGTCCAGGCGGGCGCAGCGGTGACAGGGACGGCGATCACCGTAGTCAACGGAAGGGGCAATGGTACGGCGGGCGTGGGTAAGCCGCTGACGACCGCAACCGTAGTCGCAGGTGTGCTCGCGCGGCTCTTCGGCAACTTGCCGCCCATGCTGGCGACATCGGTATTGACGCCGTGGAGACTCGATGATGACGTTGCGGGGGCGCTCATTGTGCCTCCGGGCGCAGCGGTCTCGCTACAGGCGACGGCGGCCGCCGGCACATCGCCGTTGGTCATTTACGGCTGTACCTGGGAAGAGGTCCCGATCGTCTAAGCAAGAACATGAATGAGGCGGGGAATAGGCGCCCCGGTGCCTGATGAGGGCGCTGGGGCGTCAGGCTTGAGAGGACGATGCCGAACAACTACGTGACGCTGGCGAACGCCAAGACGGATCTCGGGATCACCGGGGCGACCTATGATGCCGCCCTGGTGCGGCTGATCGAGCGCGTGAGCCGGGCCATCGACGATCAGGTGCACCGCCGTTTCTACAGCGAGATCGCCACGCGGCTCTATGACGGCGCCGGCAACCGTGAGCTGTGGCTACCGGATGATCTGCTGACGGTGACGACGCTGAAGGTGGATGAGGACGGGGACGGCACGTTCGAGCTGACGCTAGCGGTGAACACGGATTACTGGCTGTGGCCAGACAACAGCTCGCCCAAGATTCGTATCGATCTGAACCCGGATGGCACCCAGCTTTCGGCCTGGACGAAGGCGCGCCGGTCCGTGCAGGTCGCGGGGATGTTCGGGTACTCGAACGACACGGAGCTGACAACGACGACGCTGAACGAAGACCTGGATGCCACAGAGACGGGCATCGATGTCGTCAGCGGCGCAGTCATCAGCGTAGGCGACACCATCATCGTGGACTCCGAGCAAATGTACGTCTCGGCGGTAGCGACGAACACGTTGACCGCAATCCGGGGCGTGAATGGCACGACAGCGGCCACCCACACCAACGGCACGGCGGTATCTCGCCGTCGATATCCGGCTGCCATCGAGCAGGCCGTGACGATGCAGGTGGCGCGCCTCTGGAACGAACAGAAGACCGGCTACTCGGGCGGCGCCGGAAGCCCGGAGATGGGCGGCTTCAGCTTCTCGACGCTCTACCCGGCGATTCAAGATATGCTCGCACCCTATTCAGTGCCGGTGGTGGGCTGAGATGGCGAAGACTCAGGCCTGGAAGATCGAAGTCAGGGGGGCGAAGTCACTCCACAAAGCCCTCCAAGTCCTTCAGGAAACCGATGCACCCTTCTTGCGGGAGGCCCTGGAGACTTCGGGTAACCTGCTCAGGTCGGAGGCGGCGCAACGGGCCCCGGCCGGCATCGCTCAGACTGTCGCCTTCGTCGGCGTGAAAGGGAAGGGTGCGCAGCTACGGGCCCTGATTCGCGCCAAGCATCCGGGTGCCAAGTCGATGGAGTTCGGCCGGCAGTATTACTATCGCGGCTATCGCGGCCGCCAGATGAAGATGACCGGCCAGCGGTTCAAGGCCGCCAAGGGCCAGAAGGCCAAACCTTACCTGGGCATCATCAAGGGCGACGCGGCCATCGCGGCCGTCAGAGACAAGGTGGAGACGCTGATCCTGGATGCCTTCGAGAAAGAATGGATCAGGATCGCCGGAGAGGGCGACTAGATGCCCCTAAGCACGAGCACCGTGATCGCCCAGATTCGGGACCTGGTGGTCACGGTGAGCGGCATCAACCGGGTCTACGCGGTCTCAGAGACCGATGAGAACGCCATTCCCCCGGCGCTGAACGAATTGCCCTGCGCGATGGTGTTTTATGACACACTGATTGGTTACCTCCTCAGCGCGGGACAGCACCGCCACACGTATCAGGTCAGAGTAGACATATTCGTTTCGGGGGGCGATATCGGCGCAAGAGTTGTGGCGGCACTCCCGATGGTAGATAGGACCCTGGAATTGTTCGCCCTGAACGTTACATTGGGGAATCGCTGCAATTCTTGTCGGGTGATGAGTGCTGTCTTTACGGGCTTTGAATATCCCCCAGGGGGGCCCAGCTATAC